AACTTGATTTTTTAATGATTTATTCTTACACTAATTGATTATTTTAAAATACTTTGTCCTCATTGTTCTTTTTTATCGTATAATAATAGTGTAGGAGTTAAATTTATACATATTTGGGTCAAAATAACTACAAGTCATTGAAGATAATTGGGTTATGGATAAATAGACTACAAGTGAATGGGAAAGCACTGTATGTTACCTCATAAGCTTGTTGCTATGGGGTTTTTTAATGAGTATTCGTTGGTTGATACATAAAAAGGACGGTAATACTGTAATAGCTGCTTGGGATTCTAATAAAGAATCTTTTAGAAAGAATTGGTCAGACTCTATAACGTCAATACAGCTACAGAGAGATAATAAGAAGTTATATACTTTATCGACAAGAAAAAATAGTAAAAATATATTTTGGCAAACTGATAATTTTTTAGTAAACCCAGATACAATGGAAACTAAAATGGTAGCAAGACGAATATTTAAGAGTTTAGATAAAGATATTTGGTTAGAGTTTGGATTAAGTAATAATAAAGAAGAACCAGAAATAAATATAATAAATAAGAAAATTAAGATAAGATAATGCCAGATGGAATAAAAAAACTATATACTCAATTCAATATACAAGCAATTGTAAGATACCCCTGTGATTCAAATTTTGAAGCTTTTTTAAATCAGGCGGTGATGTTAAAAAGACCTTGGGATTCTGATGAGGGTGTTAAAACAGTAAATACTTATGGAGAGGTTATATTAACTTATCCAACCTCTAAAGTAATTAACTCTTCTTTAAAAATAAGGATTGACTCTATAAAAAGCAGAAGTAAGGACGGATTCAAAGTAGAATTTCAAGGTGGTGTAGTAACGGCAGACTATATTGGTTTTGTTTGTGGTGGTGTAGATATAAGAGAGAACGATGAGCTCTATTTAGAGCCAAGACATTATAAAGTACTTTTAGTTGATGAGCTATTCGAGTATTCAAAACTACATCACAAAGAATTAAGATTAACACGGTTGGATTTATTGTAATATATTATAGAAAGTTATATTAAAAGATTACTGGTTTATGAGTATTTTAGATAGCTAAAGGGTAAGGATTAATGGATGTTAAGGTAAAAATAGAAGGAGCAGAAGATATCATAAATAAAATACAAGTATTTAATGATATTGCTAATAGTGAGCTTGGTCAAGCAATGTATGAAGTAGTAAATAATGTTATTACAGATGCAAAATATTTTGCACCTATAGATACAGGGTATTTAAGAGATCATATTACTGGGCGAGTAATCAGTAAAATAAGAGGAATTCAAATGGTTGGTGTAATAAGAAGTAGTGCTAAATATAGTATTTATCAAGAGCTAGGAACCTCTAGACATGCGGCTCATCCATTTATGGTAACAGCTTTTAATAAGAATAAATTTAAAATTTATGAAAAGTTTAGACGAGCGATGGATACGGCTATACGAAAGGCAAGTGTTGGGAAATACTATGGCGGAGGAACTATGACTAGACAGGGGCCAACTGGTAAAAGTGAGATGAGCTTATAATGTTAGACTTAGTAAAATTAATTAGAGATGAGTTTTTAGCCGATAGTACTATTACTACTTATGTTGGTTCTAGGATTTATATGGAAGGCAAGCCCGTAGGAAATACTGAAAATGATTATCCACAGATAACTATAGCCGTTTTAGATGGGCCCACTGATTCTTTAACCGATGATTATTTTTCAGACTTAAGAATAAATATTTGGACCAAGGGTTCGGGTTGTAGAACAACAGCTGAATTAATAGCTAAGCAAGTTTTACTTAAGATAGATAAAAAATCATACCTTACTAATGACCCTAAAGTTTATCAATTATGGAAGACAAATAATATTCCATTTTGGGAAGATGATACAAAAGTTTTTCACAGAGTTTTAACATTTGATGTTGTTATGGAAGGATATAGTGGAGATTGTTAAAATCTATTGAAGGGGGGAATAAAAAATGGCCGACAAAACATATGTTGTAAAAGATCAGGGACAAGGGCAGGATATTAGTTATTTAAAAAAGCATAAAACATTGGAAGTGGATTCTATTAGTGATACGGATACTATTACTGTATCAGACTTTACTACGGTTAATGTTGCAAAAGTTATTGATTTATTAGATGGCGTTGAGTATGATGTATCTTTAGCTACTAATGTTATTACTATAAATGATGTAGATTGCTCTAATGACCATGTAATTGTTTTGGTTGTTGGGGTATAGTATAAGTTTAAAATAATTTGAAAAGGGGGACATAAAATGGGAACAAGACAATTTTCTGTAGGTAAGATTAAACGTGGCGATTCTTCATATGTTGGAGTTTGTACTGGTATTACTGTTCGTTATGATGGTAATCCACAAGAATTTCGTGGTGGTGATTATAGATACCCGCTAGACATTGAACCAGGCGATCAGTCTTTGGTGGTTACAGCAGAATCAGCGGATTATGGTGCAACAGAGCCTGTATTTGGTGTTGCTGAAACATTAGAGTTAGAAGCTGGAGCAAATACTGGCGGCCTTGTTGTTACTTTAACTAATATGGTTTTAGTTACGGCTGAAATTACGTCTGCACAAAATGCATTTGTTGCTACTCGTTTAGAGTGGAGAAAGAAAGACGTAGAGGTTTAATAACATATTTATAGATTAAATACAGCAATAAAGGAGGATATTTAAATGGTTAATGAAGATGTTATTAAAAGAAAGGGCGTAAAACTTATATTGAGGGATGGCAATGACTATGTTGTTTTACCGCTACCTATCGATGACTTAATAGAAGTATGGCCTTTAGTTGTTAAATTAGAGAATAAAGAGGCTAAATTAGATGTTGCGTTACTTAAGGATATTAAGAAGCTACTCTATGTTGCTCTAAGAAGCTTTAATGAAATAGAAGAATCTAAAGTTGGAAAATTAGTTGATTTGGCTGACATGCAGGAAATTATTAAAGTTATTGTTGGTCAGAAAAAACAATAAAGAAGTAATGATATGGCTACATTTAATTATGATATAGATTGGGTTTTAATTATAGATATTTTGGCAAAGGAATATGGATGGACTATCGATTATATAAAAACCTTAGACCTTTGCCAGGTAACTAAGTTACTCACGGCTATAAAAGATAGATACGCTAGGCAGAATAATACTTCTGATGATGGTGTTAGTGCTGATAATAATAGTGAGGTTTCTTCTATATCAGATTTTAAAGCTATGGGCGGAAAAGAAAGAGTAAGAGAAGATGGAAGAAAAGAGATAGTATTATAAGGAGTTTTAATTGATTACTATTTTAGAGAAAAAAGGGTGTGTTGAATGTGGGAAAATAGTTTGCAAACAGAATGTAAGTGGTTTATGCGCATCTTGTGCAAAATTAGGAAAACGTAATCCTAGTTTTAAACATGGTAAATGCAAAGATGGCGCAAAATGCATTGATTGTGGTAAGGCTATATATTACGAGTCTACTAGATGTGAATCCTGCTCAAATAAGGGTGAATTAAATCCTGGCTTTGGAATGTTTGGAAAAGATAATTCAAATTATAAAACTGGTAAGAATCATTGTAAATGTGGAAAACTTATAAATTATGGTTATAAACAATGTAGTGATTGTTATCAAAGTAATAAGTATGGTTCTAATAACCCAAACTTGCTGGGTGGTATAACTCAAATAGGGCGTAGAATAAGGAATTTAAAAGTGTACAGAGAATGGTATGGAGCTTGTCTTGAAAGAGATGAGCATACCTGTCAAAATTGCGGAGCTAGGAAAGACTTAGAAGTACTTCATAAAATTCCTATTGGGGAAATTATAAAAGAAAACTATATAAAAAATTCTAAGGAAGCTTTGACTTGTCCAGAGTTTTGGATGTTGGCTTTAGGCATAACTTATTGTTCTGATTGTCATTGTCTAGTAGATAAGGCAAGGCATTACATAGCACGAAGGGGTGAGTCTAATTGTAAAAATAGGTGAGATATCTGTAGAAATTACAGCAACAACATCAAAACTTAGAGCTAACCTTGCTCAAGCTTCTTCATTAATTCGTGACTTTTCACTATTAAGCCAAGGTCTTGGTGGTGGTATTAGCGAAGCGTTTAGACAAATTAGTGAAGTTGGTGTACGAGGATTGCAGATTAGCCTTTTAGCGTTAGGGGGCTCTTTTGCATTAGCTGCTAAAACAGGGGCAGAGTTTGAGGACGAAATAGTTAGAGCATTCACCATTTTGAAAGAGGGTGGGAATGCTATGGTTAGTTCTTTATATAGAATGACTGATACTGCTTTGTTATTAGGTAGGGAAACTTTGTTTTCTGCGGTACAGGCAGCTCAGGGTATGCAAGTTTTAGCTAGGGCTGGATTTAATACAAAAGAAATATTGGACTCAATTAGACCCACTTTAGATTTAGCTATTGTTGGGAATTTAGGTTTAGCTGAATCTGCTGATATAGTTATTGCTGCTTTAAGGGGTTTTAATTTAGAGACTAAGAATGCTGGACGTGTTGCTGATATTTTAGCGCTAGGCTCATCTAAAGCTAATACTACTATACAAGAATTAGGTAATGCTTTAAGTTATGTTGCACCAGTTGCGGCTGGCGCTGGCTTATCGCTTGAAGAAACAGCAGCAGCTATAGGAATATTATCAAATGCGGGGATTCGTGGTAGTAGGGCAGGGACTACGCTTAGAAGAGCCTTATCTCAATTATTAGCGCCAAGTAGAAAAGCAAAAGAAGTTATGGATGAATTAGGTGTTTCATTTGTAAATTCAGAAGGAAAGCTTAAACCCTTTGCTATGATAATTAATGATTTAGAGAAAGCGGGTATGAATGCTGCTCAAGCTATGAAAATGTTTGGGCTTAGAGCAGGGCCTGGTATGATAGCTTTAGTCAATGCTGGTTCTGGTTCTATTAGTAAGTTATCAAATTCTTTGGAAAGAGCTAAAGGTACCGCCGAAGACATGTCACAAGCTTTTAGAACTACAGTTAAAGGTAGAGTTAGAGATTTAATGGCGTCTATTGTCGATTTGGGTCTAGCTTTTTCTGAAAACTTTAAAAAACCTTTAGCCGATGCTATATTTTCTATTCGTAATTTTGTTGTTAATCTTGTAAACGTTGGAAATAGAATGGGTATATTTAGAACCACTATAAAGGGTGTTAAAAATGCATTAGAACCAATATTGGATTTAGTAGGAGACTTAGCTAATAAATTTAAAAACTGGGTTAGTGAGTTAACTCCAGGTAAAATATCAGAGTTTTTTAGTGGCTTGAGAAAAGATATTAGTGCGTTTGTAGAATCTTTAACAAAAGGAGAGATTGGCGCTATTATAAAAGACACTTTTACGGTTATTATTGGTTTAGGAAAAATTTTAATAAATACCATAACTAGCATAAGTGAAGCTTGGATGGGTTTACCACAAGGTGTTCGGGATTCTATACGACCAATTATAATAATTACAGCCTTAATTCTAAAATTATTTGGTGGCCTATTAAATATTATATTTTTATGGATATCATTAAATGCCTTATTAGCTTCCTTTGGATTAAAAATTACGACAGCAACACTTGCTGGTAAAGTTTTAGGTACAGTTTTTTTATCTTTATGGCATATAGTATTAGTTATTGGTGCTGGTATAGCAGGATGGACATTAGGTAGACTTATAGGTGAGTTACCTATAGTTAAAGGTTACTTTACTGCTTTGGCGGTTATAGCTGGAAGTATAGGCCCATCTTTGAAATTAGCAGCAATGAGTATTTTAGCTATACAACAACCTTGGAGATTATTAAATAAAGAATTCAAAGCGGAGATGAGTGCTACTATAGATGAGATGAAAATAAAGGCGGGAGCCTTAAAGGAGATTGATTGGTTAGGAAAAAAGGATAAGGGTAAAGATAAATACCTTGATCTAATAAAGGGGTTTGCACCAGGTATTGGTGTAGTTCAAAAAGCTGGAGGGTTACTGTCTAAACAAAAAAAAGTAGATAGAAAAGATTCTTTAACTAGTATTGATGAAAGAGATAATGCAGAAATAAATAGATTAACAGAAGAAGTTATGATTTTACAAAATAAATTATTTGAAGAGTCTGCAAAGCCTTCTTCTAGTATTGTTAATCAAGCAATTATAACTTTAATGCAACAACTTATCGAAAAGCAAAAGTCATTAGATAGCGCTTATTCTAATTTATATTCTCAGGTTACTGCTTTGACAAGGCAAGTAGTAAAGCCGTCTAATGATTATTTAACAAAAAGTGATTTAGGAGCTAGTTTAAAATAATGGGAAATAGCACATTTTCAGGAATACAAATTGGAGATTTTGCTCATTTAGAGACAAGTACTGATAATGAGGTAGAAATACACAAAATACCAAGAGCAGATGGAGCTATACTTAGACAACGTGGTGGTGGATTAAAAACAATGACCATCCATGGTTGGGTAAAAAAATTGTCTAGAAAACAATTAGAATTGTATTTAGATAATTTAGGCGCAGCTTTTGGTTCTGCTCTAGGAACACTTATTGTTAATGGTAATAGTTACACAAATTGTATTTTTAAGCGTATATCTCCAGATTCAGACCATTTCAAGTGGTCTAGATTTACAATAATTTTTTATAAGTCTGGTTAATCTATTAATAGTATAATTATTAATTATAGGGGGTGAATAATAATGGTAGTAAATTGTGTAATTTTTGTAAATCACACATCAGATGATAATACTCGTATAACTGACCCAACAGATTTTATTCAAGTTGATTTATCGAATGATAAACTTATTTTTTCTGCTGGAAGTGCTACTGTTGCTGATGGTCAGAATACTCCAACTAATGCGGAGCTTAATGCTGCCGCTACTATTATAGCAGCAGCAGAGGTTGAAATAGCTCATACATTTTTATTAGATGTTTCTGATGTAGGTCAAGAATTAAAAGAATTATTTATGGCTAATAGTGGAGATCATCGTTATGTGTTTTGTTTAGCTTTTGATGGGGCTACGGCAACAGAACCAACATTAGAAGCATGGGATGATGACACACATTTAACTGCTAATTTAAATGTAGTTGGATTAGGTACACCAGCTAATAGTATGATTAAAGCTGTTTTGACAACGGGTGGAACTCCTGGAGTAAGTTGGGTAGGAACAACTATTGCTGGTGGAAGTTTACCGAATATATTGCAATTAAATGGTGGTGGAGGCGCACTAGTTGGAGCGACGGATGTTTATTTTAATTTGCATATTGACGTTCCTGCGTTATATGCCTCGCCCTTCGTCGAGGCCCCAAATTTGAGTGTTCGTTATACATATGTTTAATAATAAATTGCATTAAATGGAAAGGTGATAATAAAATCATGCCTAAACATTTATTTAAAATTATTTTTGAAGACGGCAGTGACCCATTTTATGGTGGGGAATCTATACATTCTAGTCGTTGGTTAGAAATTCCAGATAGGCCTATAAAGCGTCTGGAATATTTTATTTCTAATGGGGAAGGTATAATATTAGAAAATTTTGAAGCTTATTTTTGTTTTGTTGAAGCTGAAACGAGAATTTTAGGTCCTGTTGGTTTTTGTCCACACTGTGGAAAGAAGGGAAAAATATCTAAAAAAGTTACTAAGTATACTAATAATGAAACTAAAACTGATTTAATAGCTAGATGTACAGAATGTACTTGGATAGGAAAAATACAAGATTTAGAAAATAAGTGTAATTGTAGTGGTGATAAATATATTTATATAATGGGATTAAAAAATAATGAAGTTACTTCTTATAGGGTATCATTAAATGGGAAATCTGGGGAATCTAAATATGTAACGGGTGATATAACTAAAAGGATTAGGCCTTTTGGACAGGTATATGGTGGAAGACCTACAAATAGGAAGTTGTGGAAAAAGGGAATTAATTAATGGCTTGGTTAGATATAAATTGGCAATATAGAATAAAGTTTACTGTTGATAATACAAAGATTGATTCAAATCTTTCTGATTTTCCTACATTAGTTAAGCTATCTGTTAGTAATTTTGATTTTAGTGATGCTAAATCTGATGGAACTGATATTAGATTTACTTCTTCAGATGGTACAACATTATTAAAATTTGAGAGGGAACGCCATGATTCTATTAATGAATTAGCTGAATACCATGTTAAAGTTCCTAGTGTAGTTTCAGCTACTGATACTGATTTTTATATGTATTTTGGAAACGCTGTCGCAGCTGATGCAGAAGATGCAACAAATGTATGGGATAGTGATTTTCTATTAGTTAGTCATATGATAGATGTTACTACTTCAACTATTGAAAATTCTAAAACAGGAGGTACAAAAAATAAAGGTTCAGCAAATAACCCATTAGAAGTAGTTGGAGAAATTTATAAATCACAGGATTTTTCTAGTGATGAAATTAATCTTGGTGATATTGATATAGATGGTAATGGAACCTTAGAAGCTATAGTTAAACCAGCTAGTTATACAGGAACGTTTATTAATACAGTTGTTGGGAGGGCCCCAGTAGGAGGAGGAAACCCTCAACAAGATATGTCAATGACTTTGAAAGCTTCTTCTGGTGAAGTTCAGATGGTTGTTGGTGATAATGCGAATTATCAATATTTTGCTTCTACTATGGTAATTCCTACTATTAGTTGGAATTATATTGCATGTAAAGCAGATGGTACAAATTTGTCATTAGTGCGTAATTCTACTATTGAAACTACTCCTCAAACTATAACACCAGCCGGAAATTCAAATCCATATAAGATTGGTCGAATGGGAGATTTTAGTTCAAACGGTTATTTCGATGGAAAAATTGATGAAGTTAGAATGTCGGCGGTAGCTCGTAGTGATGCTTGGTTAAAAGCAACAAGAGAAACTTTATTTGATACTTTATTAACTTACCAAGCAAAAGAAACTTTAATTGAGGAGCTTGAAGACATAGCTACTGATATACATATTAAGTTTCCAGAATATTTTGAAGATGTAGATATAGATATTAGAGTTGCTAAATTAATATTCAATGATATAGATACTGATATTCGTGTTAACTTTCAGGAACAATTTAAAGATATAGATTGTGATATTAGAATTAGTAAATTAATTTACGAAGATTTAATTTTTGATATTAGGGTAGCAAAAGATATAGTGCGGGATATAAATACAGATATTAGAGTCGCTGAATCGGTAATAACTGATATAAATACAGACATTAGAATTTCTAAACAGGTATTCAATGATATAGATACTGATATTCGTGTTATATTTAGAGTACAGGAAAATCAAGTTTCTATAAAAAATGCTTATTTTGAAGAGGGCGCATATTTAGCTACGAATACTGTAACAATAAGAATGGAAGAAGTATTTGGAGCAATAAAAATGCAGTTTAAAAATGAAGTTGGTAACTGGTCAACATTAGAGTCATTTGTCGATAATAAAACTTGGAATCTTACTTCAGGTGATGGTAATAAAACAGTATTTTTAAGATTTATGGATATAGTTGGAAATTTATCAGATGGTAATGACATAATCGAGGCTACGGTTAATACAATAATACCACAACAAATTGTAATAGAAGCATATACTGATGAAACAGCGGCAACTCCTATAATAGAGTCTATGTATCAGAATAATAAGAAACCATTTTTTAGATGGAAAATCCCAGAATTTAATATTCCTTATTATGCGTTTAGTTACGCTTTAGATGGTGAACCATCTGAAGAAGTTATAGATTTAAATACTGGAAGATTAATTAGAAATGGCTTAGAGGTTGTTAAAGTTACCCCATTACCACAGATGACGGTTAAGGCTCAATCTGGTTTTTATTATTTTGAGTCTGATTTAAAAAATTTCGTAGAACAACAGATTACTTTAGAGGTTGGTGGAGTAAAAGATAGGATTGATGTTATTTATATAAGTGGTGCTTACTATAGTTTAAATATACAGAAGGGCGAAGAATCGGACACGCCAGTTATTCCAGAAATTCCAGAAGATGGTATAGAGTTAGCTACTGCTTATGTTCCTGCTGGAACAGTAGATATAGTAAATGTTATTTTATCAGATATAAGACAACTGCATATAGAATTAAAAGAATTTTTAACTAGAGAATTATCAGAAGGGCAGCATTACCTTAAAGTTAAAAGTTTTAATTCAAACGGTTTATCTATGAACAATGTTACTTTTAATATTTGGGTTTCTGCTAATAGTCCAACTTCTGGTGAAATTTTTTGTTATGCTACTTCTTCTAAATTAATTCAATTTAATAATGGTATATATCAGACAACGGATAATACACCTTATTTTGAATGGGTCGTCGCTCCCGCACAACCAGGACCTATAAAATATTATTATACAGAAGATGGTACAGAGCCGACCTTAGCCAGTTCTTTTACATTAAATAATTATTTAGATTTAGGACCGTACCCGAATGGGATAACTTGTATAAAAATAAAGGCATATGACACAGTATCTTTTAATTGGGGTAGTACTAAAGAATTTATATTTATATATGGAACGGAAGTATTTACTGACGATACTGTTGTTATTAGTGGGCATACGATTTTAAAGCAGAGTTTAAAAGAGGTTCAAGTGAAGGATATTTCTTGGGATTTTGATTCTGCAAGAACTTGTAAGATATTACAACCTGTAGAATTTGATTCTAATTTACCCTTTTCTGAAGGCGATATTATTTCTGTTATTTATGGTGGCGGGAATACAACAGTCTTTAGAGGTAAAGTTTATAAAATAGAAAGAGTTATAGAAGAAGGGAGTGAGCAAGTATTATATGATTGTGTAGGACCTAGAGGAGAATTAGCAGAAGAATATGCTTATATTATTAATCCGAATTTTGGCACATCTGCTCAAATAGAATTTAACGATAAAGTTATAAATGAAGCGATTAATGATATTGTTGGAAAGTTTCCTAATATTGTAAAAAATATAAATAATTACCCTACAGGAGCTAATATAACTTCTCAATATATAGCTCAAACAGTTGAGCAGGTACTTAATGATTTATATAGTAAAACAAAATACGGATGGTATATATTACCTAACGGTTCTTTAGTTTCAATTGATGCTGCTGCGATAAATCCAGGGCAAGCGAAGTTTGGTGTTTATGGTACGACGGTTAATGCTATAAGCCCACAATTTAATGTTATGGGTGCAAATTTACAGTTTGATGCTACAAAACGATATAATTCTGTTATTATTGAGGGTGCAAAAAAACGAGTAAAAGTTAATTTAGGAGCTTCTTGTGGACAAAAAGCATTAGAAGCTAGTGGTGAGGTTGAAGATGGTACAAGAGCTAATGATGCTAAATTTAGAGTATATAAAATTAATTCAGAGTGGCCAGTTGTAAAAATACTCCATACTACTGTAGCTTATTCTAGAATAAAAGCTTATTCTGTGGAACCTATATACGCAACTTGGGGTGTTTTACATATAGTCAAATTTAGAGTTATAATTATCGATAGTGAAATATGTAGACAAAATAAAATTTATAGTACAAAAAGGGAAGTTTTAAGAAGGCAGACAAAATCTAATCTTTTTACAGACGGTTATATTGATACGTCATATTATGGTGTTCCAATTACAAGTACCTATCTAGAAAGTCAGGGAAGTTTAGGACCGAACAATACTATTCGTTTTGGAAAAGCGTTATTTTCTTATTGGCCAAGGGGTATTAGTAGAGATACTAGATTTGGTTTTTATTCAATTCCTGGTAGAAGTATAAAAACAGGACCAAATGCTGGAGCGCCTGCTTATGTTTTTGAGGATTATCCAAGAAAGTTTTGTGCTACTGTTTCAGCAGATTGTATTATTGAAACTGTTCCATTAACAGTCGCAGTTACTGTTCCAGGAACGGCCAGCAGTATGAGTAAAATTTTACGTGTTGTAAATAATGATTTTAAATATGATGAAGACCCAGATAATACTGTTGATGATACGGCTAGAATGATTGAATATGGCCAAGATTTATTACAGAAGTATAAAGATATAAAAGTTAGTGGTACTATAACACTAGACACTATTGATTTATCTTGGGATTTAGATAAAACAGTAAATTTAATAAATACGGGGCAGGCTGGGTGGACAACATTAAATGCTAAGGTTACTGGGATTTCTTATAATTTTGATGAAAATACTACAACTTTAGAAATAACATCTGAATTTTTAAAATAATTAATTAATAAGGAAAAAATATGGCGCTAACAAGAGAAGAAAGAAAGGCGATTGAGCAAAGTATTAAGAGAATTCGAGATTTGGAAATAGCTGTTGAGCAGCAAGGAAAAGTCATCAAATCTTTATTATTAATGGTAGATAATCTATCTTCAGAAACAAATATGGCTGATTGGTCTAGTGCTCAATGGGATGATTTTTTAAGGCCTTATATATTAAGTTATAGTAAGAAAGCTGGGAATTTACCACAGCATAATCATACTTCAAATTCTCAAGGTGGGGGTTGTTTTGCTAAATTAGGCGCAAATTTAGTGAATGGAGAAGAATAATATGTTATATCGTCCAAATAAAAAAGAAACTAAACAGATAAAAGCTTTAAATAAAGGTTATAATTATATAAAAAAAGGATTTGCGCTAGTAGTAAACAATTCACCAAAGAGCGATATAGAATTAGGCGTCTATATCTATAGGACAGGAAAAAATATAGGAAAAATAATTAAGCGTATTGCAGTATTGCTAGAAGCTCAATATATTGATAGAGAATTTTTTAAGATTGTAAATAACAAGAAAAGAAAGAAGTAGCTATGGTATTTACTTGGACTGTACCAGACCCATTAGATAAGGAAGCTATCACTAGAAGCATCTACATTACAGAACTTCAAGATGCTACTAATATTAGGAGAGCCGAAATTACCAAGTCTCCTATTTCTTTTATAGATCAAGCTGTTGGTAAGATTTTTACCCTAGCAGCAGTTGAGGAATTAAAAACTGCAATTAACCAACTAGCGATAGATTTTGGATATTCTGGAGTTAGCGATATAAATTTATTAGGTAGTGATTGGGTAACTATAACAAAAAAATATGATAAGCCTGTTTGTCACTTTCCTATTTTAAATGATATGCGTCTAGTTTTGAATAGACTTAGTCCAGTACCTCTTCTATTTTTAAATTCTATTGCTGAAGTTAATATATTTGATTTAAATCTCATAAATACAAAGGTTACTTCTGGACCAGTCACAATTGGTTTGCAAACAGATACCATTGCAGAAACTTTTTCTATAGATAATAACTTTGTTTATAGTTTTGAACCATTGGGTGGTGGTTCTAATGGAATGAATTTACATAAAAGGAATATTGTAAATACGGATAACATACTTGAAAAAAATTTCCCATTTTATAATACTAGAGATATTGTAGCCGACGATAATTTTATTTATATTTTATATTTAGATACTAGATATATTACTGGTCCTGGAGGAATTGGTGCTTGGTATTGGGCAGATGGGGGTCCTAGTAGTGATGAAGCAATGGCTAAGTACGGAGTAGATTTTGGTGTAGATAATGATTATTATTACGATACAACAACACAGATTTATTATCAAAAAATTAGCGGTGTTTGGATAGCGCAAGCACAATACAGCATAACCTACAGAATAGGCAAAATTGATAAGCTTACGTTTTCTTTTAGTAGTGTAAAACTATTACCACAATTATATGTGAGTAGCCCTTCAGGTCCACCAACAGCTCAATATAGCTATGCTCATTTAGTATGTGATGATAGCCAGTTTTTTGTTTTAGGAAGTCATTCGGCTATAGATAGAGACTTTGTAATGAGAGTAGATAAAATCGGCTCTACTTTTTTACTAGCTAAATTAGAACAAAATATTGTAGGTGCACCCACATCCAGTAATATTGATGATACCCATGCAGCAGCTATTGCAACTAATGGTAATGGTAATATTTATTTAACTTATTGGGAAACTTGGGTTGGTCCAGGTGGTGCATTAGGTACTTTAAATATAGCTTCTGCAATTCTTAGATTAGGTTCTAACTTGGTTGTTAATGCAGTAATAAGTTCTTCACAAGATTCTTTTGTTTTAACAGGAGTGCCAACTTTACGTATATTTAAGCATTTATATTCTTGTATTACTATATCAAATGATTTTGTTTATGTTTTTTGTCACTATAATCATACAGAAGTGTATGAACTACCTTATCCCACTTTACAAGCTGAATATACTATATTTGATATTACAAATAATGCTGTTTTAACCAATGCTAATAATATTGAGTCACAATTAATTAGAACTGGTGTAGCTGTAGATTGGGTTGATGCAGATAATGTAGAGTCCTACTATGGTAGATTTGTACGACCGGATACTCCCGTGTTATATACGGCTATTCCTAGTAGTAATCAGGTTATTTTAAATTGGAGTTTTGTTCTTGGAGCCACTGGTTATAAAATTAAGTATGGCACAAGTAGTAAGAACTATACAGAGAGCATTGTTGTGGGTAATTTAGCTACTTATACAGTTTCTAATTTAAGTACTGGGATACCTTATTATTTTGTTGTGGTAGCTTTAGATAATACAACAGGTGGGCAAAGTTTTAATTCTAATGAGCTAAGTGTGGTCCCTGGTTGATAGAATCTTCGATATTACTTCCTTCTTTATCTTTCCAACAAAAATCTTTAAAATTACAGTATTTGCATTGCGTTGTACTCTTAGTAAATTCTTTAAGTGGGAGGATATTATTTTTTATATAATATTTGGATTCTTTAAATCTTTTTGTGATGCCACTTAATGTAATTTCTTTACAGATTCCTCCATTTATTACTGGATAAATTTCTTTTTTTATTTCTATCCAGTCTATTCTATGATAAACATCTCTTGTTGCATATTTAGAAATCATTGAAGGGCAGTATTTTATTAAAAAATATGGTTGTTTTGGCTTAAAATATACCGCATATAAAAATGTTTGTAAAAGATGAGGGTCTTTAGGTTTATTAATTATTTGGTGAGTGCTGTTACTATAATTTTTTATCTCCATTCCGCAGGTTTGTTCATTGCGTCCAGCGATAATATCAACTTCTCCTGATAGAACTAAGTCTTCTGTTAAAGTTACTCTAAATTTTCTAGATTTTTTACTATTAAACTCTTTAGGATATAAGTTATTTTCTAGTAATTTTTTGCGAGTTTCGTATTCAACAAAATGCCCAATTTTTCCAAGTAGTTTAACTCGGTCAGGTACTGGGTTAGATTCTGGAATACTTGACCATTTATAATAGCTTTGTCGTAAGCAGCTGCCTAAAATAGTTCCGTCTGGTCTCATACAGCTGGCTTCTGAAGGCCAGAATCTCCATTTTGACCGTTGGTATGCTTTACGTTCTTGGGTAGTAGCTTTTTTAATAAGTTTAGCTAAGTCTTCGTTCATTTTAAATAAACCTTTGTTTGTTTTAAGAATTTTTTAATATCTTCTATAGGTTCATAAATACTAACTGGTTTAGTTCTAAACCTGCCCCATAAAATGCCTACTAATTCTTTATTATTATTATAGACCCCGCCACCAGAACAACCTCCAATAGAATCAAGATTAACCCAATGCCAATCTTTAGATGTTCTTAGTAAAGTACCCCAAGATTCATATAATTCAAATATAGGATAACCTATATGTACTAATTCTGTACCAATTACTGGATTATACTTTGCGAATGTTGTCGGTACCTTACTAGGTATTTTACCTTTAACTAGCACTAAGGCTAGGTCATCTCCTATGGTAGTTATTATACTTGTTACAGGTTTATTTTCTACTAAAGTTTCTTCTGAGGGAGAGATACAATGTTTATTTGTAATTACATATGTAAATTTTTTTGATTCTTCTACGATAACACCAGAACAGAAACTAGTAGGATTAATATTAAAAATACATACAGTGCTTTTTTGAACAGCTTTTGAAATTTTCATTCTTTTAATCTTGGTGTCAAAAGGTTTAATTTCTTTTTTAGTGGTTATGCGCATTACAAAAAAGATACTAGTAAATAGAAGTAGGACTATAAATATCCTTTGGATTAACTTTTTCATAGCTATCTTTTCCTTTTTATTTTTTTCATATAGTATATTGGTAAAAAACGTTGTAATCCTTTTCCATAATCTCTTAATAAAGAATGGCCGTTTA